ACTGGGGCGAGGCTTGGGAGAAAGTATTAAAAGCGGTCTGGCAATACGGAAGTTACGAACCAGGCAAAGCAATGGAGAGCCTGGACGAACTAACACGCGCAGCAGTAAAGCGCGTCGGTTATAGAGCAATATGCATGAGCGAAAACATCGCAGTCGAGCGCGCAAATTTTAGAGATACATATAAAACCTTGGCAGAGAGGAAGAAGCAGCGTCAGCAAATAGCGCCAGGAATACTCGCCATGATAGAGCAATCCCAGGCAGAAGCGCAGAAGGCAATCGAGACAACCGCAGCAGCAGAACAGGAGGAGGAATCATGACGGAGGAAACAAAACAAATCATCCAGGAGACCGTCAACGAAACGGTTTTAAAAATGAAAATGGCCGGACTTTTAAAAGAGAACCGGAAGACGGTCAACGAAAAACTGGAGGAGCTACTCCGAAACTATAAGACATTCAAAACCATACGAGGCAAAGAAAACACAGCAGAGCTGGTCCGCAGGATAGATGAAGCATTGGAAAGTATAATTGATGATCCATATTACAGCGTAATCGAATATTTTTACTTTGAAGGCTACACCAGGGAAAGCATCGCGGACATCTACGGAACAACGGTGACCACGATCAGCAGGAACAAAACGCGACTACTAAAGAAGCTGGCGCCGCAGCTATTCTCGGATGAGGTAATCTTCGAGCTATTTTTATAAAACCAGTAATTGACAGAAAAGAAAAAATATACTAGAATAATAAACGTCAAAAGCCTTATAAATTAAATAGACAAACAACAACGCAAAAAAGCCGGAGGAAGCGGAAACCTCCGGTTTTTTTATGCACATTTTTATCAACTTATCCACAAAACACCGCGTGACAAACAAAAACCGCCATGTTTTGCATTTTAATATAAAAGGCGGACAATTTACCACATAAACACGAAAAACGCGAAAATGGCATAAAAGAAAAGCGCAGAATGACAATGAAAAACCGCAGCAGCAGGATGAAAAACAAAAATAATAATATATCCATGTAACATTACACGTCACACAATGTTACTTCATTACACGCGGGGAGCGGCGTTATAATATAGGCAATTTAGAGAACGGAACTCAAGCGGAGGAAAAACGCATGAATATAATCGAAAAAGAAGTCAACGAGTTAAAACCTTACGGGAACAATCCACGAATCAACGACGAGGCAGTCGACAAAGTAGCCGAGAGTATAAAGGAATTTGGTTGGAAGGTTCCCGTCGTCGTTGACAAAAACAACGTAATAATTGCAGGACATACGAGATTAAAAGCAGCGCAGCAATTAGGAATTACAAAAGTGCCCTGCATAGTAGCGGACGATTTAACACCGGAGCAGGTAAAGGCTTTCAGACTAGCAGACAATAAAACAGCAGAGTTTGCAAATTGGGACCTTGAATTATTAGCAGAGGAGCTCGCCGGAATAGAAGACATCGACATGGAGGCCTTCGGGTTTGATTTTGCAGAAGAAGACGACGACGAAGTCATCGAGGACGACTGGGAGGAAGAACTTCCAGAAGAACCGAAAAGCAAGCTCGGCGAAATATACCAGCTCGGAAGACACAGGCTCATGGTTGGAGACAGCACCAAGGCCGCAGACGTAAAAGCACTCATGAACGGAGAGAAAGCGGACCTTGTAATTACAGATCCACCATACAATGTGGATTACGTAGGAAAGACAAAAGACGCGCTCAAGATACAAAACGACAAAATGAGCAACGCAAACTTCCTGGCTTTTCTAACCGACGCGTTCGAAAACCTAAGAGAGAACACAAGACCAGGCGGAGCTTTTTATATTTGGCATGCAGCAAGTGAAACGCCGAATTTTTGGAGGGCCTGCATTGAAGCAGACCTTCAGGTGCGCCAGCAGCTAATCTGGGTTAAAAACGTATTCGTGATGGGCCGCCAGGACTACCAATGGAAACACGAGCCATGCCTTTACGGATGGGTTGACGGAGCCGGTCATTACTTCATAAACGACAGAACCCAGGACACAATCCTCGCAGACGATACGGTCGAATTTGAAAAACTAAAGAAGGACGAAGCAGTCGAGCTTCTAAGAAAAATATTTAAACAATACGAACCAAGCTCGGTTATATTTGAGGACAGGCCAAGCAGAGCGGAAATCCACCCAACAATGAAACCGATTAATTTATTCGCTAGATTGATAAAGAACAGCAGCAGGAAGGGCGAAAAGGTGCTGGACCTATTCGGAGGCAGCGGCACCACAATCATGGCAGCAGAACAACTGGAGCGCCAGGCTTTCGTGATGGAATTTGATTCAAAATATGCGGACGCAATAATCGCCAGATGGGAAGAATTCACCGGAGACAAAGCGAAGCTCCTAAAAAAATAAATAGAAGTTAGATGGAATAAATGGAAGTCTAAAAAAGGGAGGTGGCACCATGGGCAGGCTAAACAAGTACGAAACACACGTGAAGCCGAGGCTCAAAGAAATCCCGAAGTTATACGAAACAATGACGGAGGCACAGATTGCAAGAGAACTCGGAGTGGCGGTGTCAAGTTTTGAAAAATATAAAACGGAATATCCGGAATTAATAGAAGCCCTGAAGAAGGGAAAAAAAGACCTTGTCGAAGAATTGAAGGCGAGCCTGAAGAAAAAAGCAAAGGGCTATACTTACGAGGAAACCAAAGTTACACAGCGCCGAGAAGGACACCAGACAACAGTCGTGAAAGAGACATACACGAAGGTCGCACACCCAGACACCGGAGCCATTCATTTACTACTAAAGAACCTGGATCCGGAATGGCACAATGACGACAAGAAGACAATCGAGATGAAAAAAGAGCAGCTGAAAATTGCAAAAGAAAAAGCAGAAGCAAATCAATGGTGAGGAGGTAACAACCATGGCGACAGCTAAAGAAGTACAGGATTTTATAAAAAAAATAGCGCCAATTATTCAGGCGCAGGCAAAGAAAAACGGTTACAAAGTAGCAAGCCCAATTATAGCGCAGGCTTGCATTGAATCAGCTTATGGCCTTTCGCTACTTTCCAGCAAATATCATAATTACTTTGGACTAAAATGCGGCAGCTATTGGAAGGGCAAAAGCGTGAACATGAGCACTAAAGAGGAATACACCAGAGGCACGCTTACAACAATAAAGGACAACTTCAGAGTCTACGACAGCATGGAAGCAGGCGTCGCCGGCTATTTTACGTTTATTTCGACAGATAGATATAAAAACCTTAAGACAGCCAAAACAGCGGAGGTTTATCTCGAGAGAATAAAGGCCGACGGTTACGCAACCTCGAGCACATACGTGGCCAACAATATGGCCTTAATAAACAAATACAATTTGACACAGTACGATGATTTTACAACCGCAGCAGCAGGAAGCGGAAAGAAGGAAGAAAAGAAGAAAACACAAAAACAAACAAAGAAGGAAGAAAAGAAGGAGCCCAAAAAAGAAACAATAAAAGTGGATCCAGCAATGGAGAGAAACGACAAGCTCGCCGGAACATATAAGACAACGGTCGATGTAAACATGCGAGCAGGAGCCGGAACAACTAAAGCAATACTTCAGGTGATACCAAAGGGAGCCAGCGTTAAAAACTACGGATATTTTACAAGCGTAAAGAAGAACAAATGGCTTTATGTAGAATATAAAGGACAGGTCGGATTTATATCCAGCGCATACCTGGCCAAACAGTAGGAGGCGCCAATGTATACACGCTTCGCATTTTATAGGAGCAAGGAATGGCAGAAGCTACTCCAGCAGCTAAAAGCAGAGAGAACCAACGACCAGGGGCACGTTATATGCGAATATTGCGGAAAGCCAATCGTCCGCGCATACGACATGATCGGACACCATAAGGAAGAGCTGACAGAGGAAAACGTGAATGATTACAACATAAGCCTCAATCCGCAGAATATAGCACTGGTCCACCATAGATGCCACAATTTTATTCACAATAAGCTGGGCCACACACAGCGGGAGGTCTTCCTGGTATACGGGCCACCATTAGCAGGCAAGACAAGCTGGGTCGAAGAAGCCAGGCAGGAGGGCGACTTCATAGTGGACATGGACAACATCTGGGAAAACATAAGCGGCTGCCCAAGATACATCAAGCCAAAGGTTTTGAAGGCGGTGGCTTTCAAGATAAGAGACACAGAACTCGACTGCGTCCGTTACCGCTACGGACGATGGAACAACGCTTACATTGTAGGAGGATATCCAAACGAAGCGGAGCGGGCAAGACTATGCAAGGAGCTCGGCGCGCGCGAAGTATTCATCCAGGCAACCGAAGAGGAATGCCTGGCAAGGCTAGAAGCAACAGAAGACGCACGCGGAGAAGAGTGGAAAAATTACATCGCGGAATGGTTCCGGGAATACAGCAGCACCACCCCCCTCTCCCAGATTTAGAAGGGCCGCGGGGTAC